TATTGCCAAGAAGCTCAAGACGCTATGCTGAAAGCCGCTGAACGCTACCAAAACACAAAAATTATGGGTTTGTCAGGCGTTGGCATCAAGGCAATTAAGAATGTGTGGGAGTTTCACGACCTTCAACGCACCAGCATCCCACGGTCTGAATACGAGAAGATGATTCGTAAGACCGCCAATTACATTAAAAGTCACGGGAAAGATGTGGTGGAAATAGCATGATGATTCCAAAGTTCAACTACTTCAGAAGCAAAAAGCATCTTCAGAACGTAGCCAACCTACCTTGCCAAAACTGCTACATAGAAGGCGAAACCCAAGCCGCCCACAGCAATTGGGCTGAACACGGCAAAGGCAGGGGAATCAAGGCAAGTGATGAATTCACAGCCGCTTTGTGTCAAAAATGCCACACGGAACTAGACCAAGGTGCAAGGCTCAACAAGGAACAGCGCCGAATGTTGTGGCAAATGGCCTATCAAAAGACCGTTGCACAGCTAAAAGGCCAAGGCAAATGGCCTGACGAGCTTAACCGTGAGCCTTAGACGCTGGCATTTTTTCGTGGCGCTTCAGTTCTTTTTCCAAAGCCGCAATGCGTTTCATTTCGTTGCGATGCTCTTTGACGGGTTCGTAATGACCAGATGGGGTTTTTTTGGACTGAAGATTTCCAGTGACTTTGAAGTTGGTAGCCATAAAATTTCCTGTTAAAATTGCATTGACATTGTGCCACCAACGGCATAAAGTCACCAAACAATCAATTTCCAAAGGAAATATCATGGGTAAAATGGATTCAAACAAAGGCATCCCTAGCACTACTGGCGCAATGGCTCCAAAAGGTGCAACTTCTTCTGACCGTAGCGGCGAACGCACTGGTTCAGTTAAAGGTGGTGTCGGCATGGGCATGGAAGATAAAGTCGGCGCTGACAAGAAGTTTGATACTGGTCGCACCGCTGGTATCTGCTACGTCAAAGAAAAAGCAGCTTACCGCTAAAAAGCGAAGCCCAAGCAGCCGTGAAGGGACTGCAAGGGCTTCTAAACACGGCAAATAAGGAGATTCGCCATGTCTGTTAAGAATTGTAAAGCCTGCGACCACTTCTGTGATAGTGGTCAAGCCATTGGAACTTGTCGGCGCTTTCCGCTGTTCCAAACCCGTTCACCAAATGAATGGTGCGGTGAATTCACGCCTGTGCCTTACGCAGAAGCAGTGCCTGAAATGCTTGCTTTGCCTGTCCGTGAAATGACAGAGGACAAGCCAAAACGCAAATACACACGCAGGGCTGACAAATGAACATCAAGCCATTGCGAGACAAAATCATTGTGAAGCCTGAAGTCCGTTTCAAGTCTGAAGTGTTGGACTTGAGCAAGGTAGAAGGCTACCCAACCACAGGCCATGTGGTCGCTGCTGGTGATGACGCACTAAGCCAAGGCTTAAAGGTTGGTGACAAAGTGCATTTCGGCACAGTCGCTGGCACAGCCAAAGACGAATACTTGAAGTTTGAGCCGCTGAAATTGGGCGATGACCAATGCCTAAAGATGAGCTGGCAAGACATTTGTTTTGTTGAAGAATGATAGTCAAAGAAAACATTTACACCTTGGCAATGGCTTACGGACTAGCCAAGCGGCAGCTTGAGTTCTACAAAAAGAACGGCAACCGCTACTATGTAAGCCTGTATAAAGGCATTGTGTTTTCGTTTGAAGAACGGTTTAAAGACTTGAACCACGACATTGACTTGCTTGCCTACTTTGGGGAAGCAAATGTTCAAGCGTAAGATTCAATGGCTACTTTGGAAGCTCGGCAAGATGCTTGAGACAAAAGACCCAAAGAAACGACCACGACTTCATAAGCAATCAACGGTAGTAACTGGAGAAGATAAATGAAAGAAGCGATTGAAAAGCGCATTGAAGAACTGACAGCCCAAGGCAAACAGTTGGAAAACCAAATCCACATGATTAACGGTGCGCTGAACCAATGCCAGTGGACTTTGGCTGAACTGCTGAAGCAAGAAGCGCCAGCACAGGCTGAATAACATGACATTTATTTACGCATTAGCAGACCCTGAAACCGATGAAATTCGGTATGTGGGCAAAGCTGACTGTGTAAAAGAGCGTTTTGCAAGCCATTTGCGTGAAGCAAAAACTGGCAAAGTATCGTATAAATGCAACTGGATTCGCCAAGTAACGGGTAAAAGCTTAACGCCAAAGCTAATTGTGCTTGAAGAAGTAAGCCAAGAAGATTGGAAAAAAGCAGAAATCTATTACATTGAAGAATTTAAGAAACTTGGACACGGACTGACAAACATTGCCAAAGGTGGTGAAGGCTTTGAAACTGGATATGTTCAAGACCATCTTTTTTCCGTCAAAAAGTTTCTTGGCAAACGTTACAACGAATTGAAAAGAACACAAGATTACCGTCTGTTAAATCAGATTGCTACAACAATGGTTGCGATGGCTAAAGCCAATCCTTCAATTGTGCCTAAACGATGGATGGCAATTCAATTGCCCTAATACTATGGAAGACACACAAACACGACCTGTTGGAAGACCAAGTTTGTATGACCCGTCATACTGTGACCAAGCCATTGAGCTTGGAAAGATTGGAAAATCGACTGAATCAATTGGTGCTATTCTTGGCGTTGGAACGGCTACTTTGTACCGATGGATGGATGCTCACCCAGAATTTCGAGAAGCAATAGCAGTCGCAAAAGACATGGAGCTTGATTGGTGGGAAACAATGGCTCAAACTCACATGGTTGAGAACAAAGAAAGCGACAAGCTGAACGCATCCATTTGGGCTAGGTCAATGGCTGCACGATTCCCAAAGAAGTACCGTGAAAGCACAAAGACTGAGATTACGGGCGCTGATGGTGCGCCGTTACTGTCTGGTATCAACGTGACGTTTGTAAAGCCGCAAGAAGAATAATTCCTCAATAGCTCAGTTGGCAGAGCAACGGACTGTTAATCCGTGTGTCGGTGGTTCGACCCCACCTTGAGGAGCCAAAACATCTATGGCTTTAGCTGCTTGAATTGGGAAGTTCAAGATATGCGCCCCAAGGCCATAGTTGTGTTGGTGTCGAAAGATGGCAAAAGCAGGAGCCGTTCCCTACCCAATCATCCTAGGCAGATGGGTAACTGGCAGCACGATGGGAACACCAACAACCTAAAAGGAAAGAATGTCAGAAGTCAACACCGCCATTGCTAACGCACAGTTTCCAATTAAGCTGCAATGCTTGTTTGAGAAGTCACGCTACAAAGTCCTTTATGGCGGTCGTGGCGGTGCGAAATCGTGGGGCGTTGCCAGGGCATTGCTGATTAAAGCTGCCAAAGACCCGTTGCGTATTCTTTGCGCCCGTGAGTTTCAGACTTCAATTCGTGATTCAGTCCACAAGCTGTTGTGCGACCAGATTGAATCCCTAGGGTTGATGGGCTTCTATGAAATCACGCAAACCAGCATCCGTGGCAAGAATGGTTCAGAGTTCAGCTTTGTTGGCCTGAAGAACAACGTGGCAAACGTCAAGTCTTACGAAGGCGTTGATATTTGTTGGGTTGAAGAAGCGCAAACGACCAGCCGTTTAAGCTGGAACGTGCTTATCCCAACCATTCGCAAGCCAAATTCTGAAATTTGGATTACGTTTAACCCTGAGTTGGAAAGTGACGAAACTTACCAACGGTTTGTGCTTCACCCGCCTGAAGATTGCATTGTTGTCAAAATCAACTGGTCGGATAACCCTTGGTTTCCTGATACGCTCAGACTTGAGAAAGACCAGCTCAAGACACGCGACCCGCAAGCCTATAACGTTGTTTGGGAAGGTTTATGCCGCCAAACAGTTGATGGCGCTGTGTTTGCCAAAGAAATGCAAGTTGCTGAGTTGGATGGTCGCATCACAAAGGTCAATTACGACCCAACAAAGCCCGTTCACGCCATCTTTGACTTGGGTTGGTCTGATGCCACAGCCATTTGGTTCTTGCAGTTTGTGGGTATGGAAACGCGCCTGATTCGCTACATTGAAGGCAATCAGCAGACCATGAGCGAGTATTTAGCCAAGATGCAAACGTTTGGGTATATCTATGACACGCTTTGGTTGCCGCATGACGCTGAGAACAAGACTTTGGCTGGCAATGGTCGCAGCATTGAAGAAATTGTCAGGGCTGCTGGCTACAAAACCAAAATCATCCCAAAGACCCCAATCTTGGACAGTATCAATGCTGCCAGAACAATCTTCAGAAACTGCTGGTTTGACCGTGACAATTGCCACGAAGGATTGCAATGCCTGCGGCACTACCGTTACGATGTGGACCCAGAAACCAAGCAATTCAGCAGAACACCAGTTCACGACAATTACAGTCACGGGGCTGACGCTTTCCGTTACATTGGATTGATGGTGAACGAACCGAAACAGCGCAGACAGCCGCGACCACAGCAAAATTATGGTGGCGCTCACAGTTGGATGAGCTAAAATTGGCAAACTTGTCAACCTAGGACATATATGGCAGACGATTACGACCCACGGATTCAAGAAGCAATTGAGTTCTTGAAATTGGCAAATGATGCCGACACGATGAACCGCCAAGAGGCGCTGGAAGATTTGAAATTCGGCGGTGGCGACCAATGGCCCGTGGAGTTGCAGAACTCGCGCAATCTGGAATCACGCCCCGTTATTACTGTGAACAAGGTGGACAACTATTGCCGCCAAGTTTGTAACCAACAGCGCCAGCAACGACCACGCATCAAAGTTCATGCAATGAACACGCATGACGATATGGTTGACGCTCAGACCATTCAAGGCATCGTGCGCCACATTGAGAACAATTCCAATGCTGACCACGCTTACGACAACGCATTTGAATACGCTGTCCGCATGGGTTGGGGCTTTTTCCGTGTTCGCACAGACTACGTTTCGGAAGATTCTTTTGAACAAGAAATCTTCATTGACCCAATCGACAACCCGTTCACCGTCTACTTTGACCCCAATTCAGTTGCCCCTGATGGCTCTGACGCTGACCGTTGTTTGATTACAACAATGATGCCCAAGAAAGAGTTTTCAAAGCTCTATCCTGACGCAGCAGTTGATGGCGGCACATCGTTCACCCAACGTGGTACGGGCGACAGCCAATCAGAATGGATTACGAAAGAGGACATTCGCCTTGCTGAATACTTCTACACAGTGCGTGAAAAAGCCACTTTGTATCAGTTGAGCGATGGTTCTAGCACTTTTGCTGATGACAAAGATATGTTTGCCCGTCTTGCTGCGGCTGGCATTGTGGTCGTTGACCAACGTTCGTCATACAAGAAAACCATCAAGTATTGCAAGCTGACTGCCATCGACATTATTGAAGAAGGCACTTGGGCTGGTAAATACATCCCAATCATTCCCGTATATGGTCGCCATATCGTGATTGGTGACAAGCGCAAGAAGTTTGGCATGATTCGTTATGCCAAAGACCCACAGCGTATGTATAACTTCTGGCAAACATCTATCACCGAAGGCGTTGCACTGGCTCCAAAGGCTAAGTGGTTGATGGCTGAAGGTCAAGATGAAGGCCATGAAAACGATTGGGCAAACGCCAACATCAAGTCATTCCCACTATTGCGCTACAAGCAGACCGACATTGAAGGTCGCCCTGCACCTGTGCCACAACGCCTGCAACCAGAGCCACCGCAAGCTGGCATTATGGCTGCGGCTGCTGGTGTAGATGACGATATTAAAGCCATCATGGGTGTGTTTGACCCTGCCCAATTAGGTCAAGGCAATATCTCTGGCAAGGCTTTGAACGGTCAGCAACAACAAGTTGACCTGACAAACTATGACTATTACGACAACTTGACGCGCTCAATTTCCCATTGCGGCACTGTCATTTTGGACTTGTTGCCAAAGATTTA